GTGGATATCTAATTTAATACTACTGTCTAATGTTAGGGAACGCATGGAGTATCCTGAGTTAAGATCGACAGCGCAGGACTTATTTGACAAACATAAACCTGATATGGTCTTAATTGAAAAGAAAGCATCGGGACAATCTCTTATTCAAGACTTAAGGAGAGCGGGACTTCCTATTTTGGAATACACTCCAGATCGTGATAAAGTAAGCAGAGTGAATGCAGCTACGCCCTTGTTGGAATCAGGACGCATTTGGGTCCCTGATAAGGGATGGGCGCAGGAGCTTGTAATGGAGAGTGGGGGGTTTCCGACAGCGAGATACGATGACCAAGTTGACGCTATGACAATGGCTATTTTGTGGATGAAAGAGTCTTGGAGGTTGGAACATCCTCACGATCCAGAGTTTGAAACACCCAAAAAGAAAGCCGTTGTAGGCTACTGGAGGATTTAAATTGGCTGACACAGAATTTATAGTGATTGAAGGCAATGCTCAAGAGGTTTTTGAGCAAGAGGAAGAAGTTGTAGCTCACTCTGATAACTTGGCGCTTCACATAGATGAGCGTGAGTTGGAAGAGGTAGCTCATCAGGTCTATCAAAAATATCAAGATGACAAAGATTCCCGCCAGGATTGGGAACAAATGTTTGAGAAAGGCTTTGAACTTCTTGGCCTCAAGCTAAAAGAGACCAGTGAACCCTTTGAGGGCGCTTGTACCGCTGTTCATCCTCTCATCATAGAGAATGCAGTCAAATTTCAATCTAAGGCTTCTCAGGAACTCCTTCCCCCAAAGGGTCCCGTTAAAACCCAGATAATTGGTAAGGTCACTCCCGACAAGGAAGCTCAAGCCAAGCGCGTAAAAGAATTTATGAATTATGAAATCTCAGAGATGATGCCTGAGTATTTCGATGAATTTGAGCGTCTTCTCTTTCAACTTCCTATCTTTGGTTCCGCCTTCAAGAAAGTTTATTATGATGCTGCGGCCTCAAGACCCACCTGCGAGTTTGTTTCTGTAGATCAATTTTATGTTCCCTTTAATGCTCCCAATCTTCAGAGGGCAGACCGCTTCACCCATGTAATTTACAGATCGTCTAATGATCTTAAAAGAGATATTGCTGCTGATATGTATCGCGAGTGTGATCTTGGGGAGCCAAATTCACAAGAGCGATCTGACATATCCACCAAGATGGATGAAATTCTAGGGTTTTCTTATGATCCTTCAAGCGATCCTCAGTATTGTCTCTTGGAACAACATTGTTACTTAGAGTTGGGAGGAGACTTTGAAACACCTGTTGCCGCACCTTATGTTGTCACCATTGATGAAGATTCAAAAAAATGTCTCTCAATTAGGAGAAATTGGGAAGAAGATGACCCACAATATATTCGCCTGGAACATTTTGTTCACTATCAGTTTGTACCAGGATTTGGCTTTTACGGCTTCGGTTATATACATTTTCTCGGTAACCTAACTCTTACTGCTACGGCGGCTATGAGAGCCTTGATTGATGCTGGCCAGTTTGCGAATCTTCCGGGCGGTTTCAAGGCAAGGGGCGTTAGAATTGTTGGAGACCAAGACCCCATAGGCCCTGGTGAGTGGCGCGAAGTGGAGAGCACTGGTCAACAACTGGACAAAAGCTTTTATGCTCTTCCCTATAAGGAGCCGAGTCAAACTCTTTATAATATGTTGGACTTTGTTACTAGGGCGGGCCAAAAGTTTGCGGATACGACAGAGCAGATAATTGCCGACAGTAGTAACTATGGTCCTGTTGGCACCACTATGGCTCTTATCGAGCAGTCGGCCAAATTCTTTACGGCTATTCATAAGCGTCTCCACAAGAGTCAGCGTGATGAATTTAGGGTTCTAGCGCGAGTCAACTATGAGTTTCTTCCTACCACCATGGGCATGGATGTTGCTGATGGCAGCATAGAAATATTCAAGGAGGATTTCGATGGGCGCATAGATGTTCTTCCCGTATCTGATCCTAATATTCCTTCCGCCACTCACAGACTTGCCCTGGCTCAAATGGCTCTTCAGTTGTCGTCTCAGGCTCCCCAGGGAACTTACGATGTTCGCGAAGTCCACAAGATGATCCTTGAGTCATCAAACATCGAAAATGTAGATCGCTTGATGCCACCCCCACATAAGCCTAAGCCTCAGAGTCCTATGGCTGATATCATCTCTGTGTCTCAGGGTCAACCCATCAAAGCTTTCCCAGAACAAAATCATGAGGCACACATCACCTTTAAGAATGCCTTCTTGAATAATCCAGCACAACAGCAAAATCCTGCGTTCCCTCAGATGGCTCCCCTCATTCAGGCCAACATATCAGAACACATGCTGCTGCAGTATCAGGAAGAAATGATGGCGATGGTGGGCCAAGATGCTTCCGCCGATGAATTTGCCCAGGCACAGGCGGCACAACAGCTAACGCAGATGGCACAAATGGCTGCAATTGGAGAGCAGCAAGGTTCTGTTGAGCAACAATCTCTTGAGTTGCAAAAGGGTGACCTTCAACTAAGAGCGCAAGAAGCTCAAGTAGATGCAACACAAAAGGCCGCTAAGATTGTTTTGGATAACCGCAAACTTGATATCGAAGAGCAGCGTGTTCAGAATCTGGCTATGAAGGAAGGTGCTACACTTGGCTATAATGCAATGAAAGATGTTGAAGATAGAAAAACAAAAATGATCATAGAGTATGCAAAATTTGTTGCTGCCTTAGCTAAAGATATGGAAATAACATTTAGCAAAGATAGTGAACTATTTAAAGTCTTCCCAGAAGCTTTTAAGGGTGCAGAAGGTGGCGAAATACAAATTAAAGACGCTCCCACTTTCTATGCTCTTCAAGACAAGATCATGAACTACGATGAAGGTGGTGATGTTGATAGAGCCTCAGAAGTTGAAAGTGTTAAACAAGCGACTATTGATCGTATGACGGAGCTTGGTATTGATCCTACTTCTCCCAGTGCTATGGCTGAGTTTATGGAAAAAAGTCCTCGCGGTCTTGAAATATGGAAAGAAAATTTACCTGGAAGATTAGGTGATCCCCGTCTTGAAGAGGTGGAAGAAGTAGTTGGTGCTGATGTTGCCCAAGCTCTTGTTTCACCAGAAGTAAAAGTAGAAGAAGAAGTAGTAGTAGAGGATCAATACCCAGCAATAATGTTTAGAGAAGACTTAGCTAAACAGGAAGAAGATGAAAGAATTGCTGACGCAACCGTTCCTGGTGTACAGCCCGCAAATGTTCCTATGGTAGATACAGGTGAAGGGCGTGGTCCCGAAGTTGGAAGGGAAGAAAGGAATTGGAACTATGCTATTGCCAGAAAAAGAGCAGGTGAATTGCTTAATAAACATGAAGGAACTAAAAATACTTTGCATGTAGATATCAAGGGGAAACCTACTTTAGGTATTGGACATCTTGTCACTGAAGACAGCTTTAAACTGCTTGAAGATTTAGGTGTTCCTCAAGAAGTTATCACTAAAATAAGAGCGGGCGTGAAAACTATAAAAGAACAAATCGAAAAAGGTGATAAGCCAGAAGATATTGACGTAGGATTAAGTGATGAGTATCGAGATGCTTTAAGAGATTATCACATATCTGAAAAACGAAAAGTTTTACAAGGAAAAATTCATCACCTTGATTTTTTGCCCGCTGAATTACAGGCTCAATTAATTCAATCTGCATATAGAGGAGGTATAACTGCCTCCACAGATACTATTGATTTTATTAATGCAGGTGAATGGGAAAAAGCAGCAGATGAGTTTTTACAACATGATGAATATTTAGGTTATATAAAAAAGGGAAAGACAAATAGCATTACAGATAGAATGGAAGCTTTATCCGCAGAGTTACGCAAAATGAGTGAATTACAGGAGGAATAAGTGCCATACGCTATAAAGAAGCGTGGTAAGAAGTACGTTGTTTTGAATACGAGGTCAGGTCAGGTAAAGGGAACCCATGGAGACAAGAAAAAAGCTCAGAAACACATGCAGGTTCTTTACTTGATTGAAGAAGAAGGTGATGGTAAGTTAAGGCGTAAACGTAAAAAACGGAGGAACCAATGAAAGCT